CAGATAGTTCTTCATAGTCTGTAATGTCTATAGTTTCCTTTTCAGGTAGTATAAATATACCTCCTTGTACATTATGATTAATGTCAAGCCTTTCTTTTTTACCTAGTCCTACTCTATCAAGTATTGTTTGTGCAGCTTGTACCTTTACATTAGCTTGAGGTAGGGCTTTATCACTTTCTAATACTTCAACAAGTTTAAAAGCTGCTGAAGGGGCTTCCCTTGCAAGTACATCTGAGGCTAAATCAACTATTTCATGTTTAAGACTTTTTATTACTTGGTAGTGATTGCCTGAGTAACCTGCGAGTTCGGCTGAAAGTTTGAGATTTCCTTTAGTTTCAATAAGATTATTAAGGAAGTTCTCTTGTTTTTCTGTCAGTTTTCTTTTTGTTGTAGGTAAAGACATACTGATATTATATAGCTAAAAGGGGCATTTGTCAAGTATTAAGAAATATTTTATAAAAGACTTGACAAAATGCAAATATATATCTATAATAAGATTAAGTCTGCCGGGGGTTAAAGACATATCCTAGGGAGCTGTTCTGCTCTGTCTAGCCCTGTGAAGTTTACAACTAAAAATTACCAAAAATGTATAAGCATTAGTATATATCTAGGGGTAGGGGGGTGGGTATCCAGCATGGGGTAGCTCAAAAGACTTGATAAAACTATAGAGAAAACAGACGAAGACTTACAAAGATTTATAAAACTTTATAAAGCTTTACAGATTGCAAAGATTGATTGAAAAGCTCTATATAATTTAGATAGCTAGAAAAGAACTTACCAAAATTTATGAAGATTTGACGAGCTAATGATATAACTAAAGACATCTAAATATGTTAATCACTCTAAAAAGCCATATAAAGCCCTATAGGAAATATTTAGACATATATGAGTAGGTATGTATCAGTATGATTGTTAAGCTCTTAGAATTGATTTAAACCCCTATGTATGCACTGCTAACATTGAGCTTATTTTAGACAAAAAAAACCCCCGTAGCTAAGACGGGGGTAAAAATACGTGCAGTTTTTTTATTTATTTAATATTTTTGAAATAAAACCTATTTGATTGTAATACTCATAAGATTTAATTTTTATTCCTAAATAATCACATAAAGCCATTTCTTTTGCCTTGTATGAATTACCAGTAAAATAATATCCATTGCGTACTTTTGGATATTTAGAACCATTAATTTTAATGGTAAAAGCTCTAACATTTCCATTAGAGCTTTTAACTTTTCTCGATATTCTAATTCGCATTATTAAGTATCTAATGCCTTTAATTTTTTGTAAGACTGCATAGCCTTAATATCTTTGGCTGGTAGGCTCTTTGCCGATAAAATCTTTGAAACTTGCCCTTGTGTCAGAGGTTTATTTTTATCGTTTAATCTAGCTGTAAAATGCCCAACAATCGTAAAATAATTTATCTCTTTTGGTAAGGGATTTTTATTATTATCTTCATGTTTCAAGAATGTCATAGCTATTCTCTTTATCATTCCAACGCTTGCTAAGGCATTAAGATTTTTAACTTCAAAAGATTTACTTTTTACAGCACCTTTTTTTAAGATTTTAGAACCTAATTCCTCTAATACTTTTGGATTAGATTTCAAAAAAGTTTCTAGTTCTTTTGATAATGTTTTCATAATATTTTTTCCTATGTTTAATCGAGCTTAATTGCTTCGATATGAGAACCACTATACATGAATCAATTTCCTTGTCAAATATCCCTAAAAAATAACAATAAAACAATATAAAACAATCAATCACTATGTATAATTTACAGTAAATATAAGATTGCTAGAACTATTTATAGTTTAAAGTTATATTGCAAGACTATATTGCAAGGTTATATTGCAACAATTTAGTAAACATAGATACTATACGCATGTGTTTGACTTGACATTTGATTTTTTTTGTTTACAATGTGCAACATCAACTAACTGACTTAACAAGTCAAGGAGATATAATGAGTAATGAATACTTAAAAGAAATAAATAGATTACAAGAACTAGAAGAACTAAAAAAACTTGAAGAACAACAAGAAGAAATATTAGATGATAATATTATTACTAATGATAGTTTAGATGAACTAGATAATATAGATGTTCAAAAGTTTTGTAGTGAACAGAATGCCTATGAAAGTCTTGATAGTCTTGATAGCAATTTTAATTATATGGAGATATAATGAAACAAGAATATAATTATGAAGAAGATACACAAACTCAATACATATTTACATGGGTAAATTCATGTTATGAAATATTTATCACTAACATACTTGCTGATAGTGAAAAAGAAGCAACAATCAAATTCTTTAACCACGAAGATGTTGATGATGTTGAAAATTATGAAATAGATTTAACGGAGTAATTAATGAATAAAAATTTAGAATATATTATTGGTAAAGCAGTAATAAAACCTGTAAAGTTTAACAGTCTTGATAAGGCTAAATTATACCTTAAATCAGAGGGTTATAAATATAGACACAACTACAGTCATAAAGAAGATAGAAGTATGTTATGGCAAAATAGATTTGGTTGGGTTAAATTATATTCAACTAAAGACTATTTAAATGATACTACTATGGAACAAGGAACTGTTTGGAATATTACAAAAATATAGGATTAAAATATGAATAAAATAACACTAATAGAAACATTAAAGTATATCATAAAAAGTTCTAAAAGTAAAGAAGAAGCTTTTAAAAAAACTGATGAATTGTTTAATGAAATTTTAACTAAAGATGATTTAATAGAAATAGTTATAAATTTTTTACAAGATTCAGATGATAAAAAACTTGATGAAGAAATAGATTTTGATAGTGAATGGAAAGAGTTTAAAGAACCAGATTTAAAAATCATTCATTAAATATATAAATAATTTACCTGTGCGTTTGAGTTGACAACGAGTTTGCTATCGGTTATAATGTGCAACATCAACTAACCAACAGGAGAAAATATGATAAAAATATTTACAGATAGTTATGATAACAAAAAGTTTTTCTATCACTTCAATATATTTGGATTAAAGTTTAGAATTGCTACTAATACTAGAGGTTTTAATAAGTATGGCACTTATGCTACTGGTAGAGGTAGAGTATTAAACTTCGGTAGAAAATATATATGCTTTATTCCTATGTTTTGAAGCATATAGTATGTGTCGTTTGGCGAGAACCCATGTCTCCACATATAAATAAAATTGACTAAAACTATAGGCATTGGAGTAGTAAGCGTGAGACAGAGAAGTCTATAAAACTCAATATCTAATTAACCTTCACTACTCCTGCCGACTTATATTAACGCTATTATAAAGGAGATATATTATGGCACAAATGAGAAAATTTGAACAAGAGGCAATAGCCAAAGAGATATTAGATACTATTAATGCTAGTAGTTCTAAAGAGCAACAAGCTATGGAAAAAAGTAGCAAAGAACTTAAAAATATTCATAAACTACAATCTAAAATACAAAGTATTCAAGAAGAAGAAAGAATACTTTATAAAGAAAGAAGAAATATTACAGAGCAAATGGAAACAGCTATTCAAGATTTTAATAATTTTTGTTTAGATGATAATGCACTTTACAAAGTTCATAAAGACTATAATGATAATATTTCATGGTCATGTAATGAGTGGGAAATTAGACAAAACATTGAAAATAAACTTGCAATAGCTTTACTTTCAAGTGATTGGCAAGAAAGATTACCTGAAATTATAAAAACTATTGCTAGTCAATTTACTACAAAATAATTACACAATTACTTTGACTTGACAACGCCCTGCTGTTTAGTTATAATGGCAGGGCAATTCACAACTAAAAGGAGATACAAATGACACACAATGAATTAAGAAAAGGTATGAGAGTTCAGCTAACACCTATACCTATTATTTCAAATAAACCTAGATTTGCCAGAATCATGGATAACATGAAGGGTATAACTAGAATGGTACACATAGAAGAAAGAGATGGATATTATGCAGATATGGGAAGCGTGTATGTAAGTGAAATAGAATATGTTTTATTTGACAACGATATGCCAGAACCTGTAGAAATATCAGAAGCACATCAAAAAAAATTAAATGTACTAGAAAAAATACATTGGGGGTAATATGTATAAATTACTTACAGTCAATAATCCAAAGACTATAAAAGGTTTCAAGAAGTATAACAATATACTTACAGCTATCATGCACTTGCGACCTGTTAGCACTAAGATATGTCCATATCAAGACATAGCATCTTGTAAGACAGCGTGTTTAAATACTGCAGGGCGTGGTGGTATATTCAAAAAGGGCGAGAATACTAATCGCATACAAGACGCTAGACAGCGTAGAACTGATATGTATTTAGATGACTATGAAAACTTCATGGAGCTATTACATAAAGAGATTACAAAGTTTATAAACTATTGTGATAAGAAGGATATAACACCTGCATTTAGATTGAATGGCACAAGTGATATACAATGGGAACACAAACTATACAAAGGCAAGACTATGTTTGAACATTTCCCTGATGTACAGTTCTATGATTATACTAAGATACCTACAAGAAAAGTATCACATATTAAAAACTATCATTTGACATGGAGTTATTCAGAAGCTAATCAAAAGTATGCTAATTGGTTTGACAAGATTGCATATAACATAGCAGTAGTATTCAATGGTGCTTTCCCTATCTATTTCAAGGGTAGAGAAGTAGTCAATGGAGATGAAACAGATTTAAGATTTTTAGATAAACAAAATGTTATTGTCGGTCTAAAAGCAAAGGGTAAAGCTAGACATGACATGTCAGGCTTTGTCATTCATGTATAATATAAGGAGATAATATGAAAATTAAAATATTAAAAAGCAAGGTAAACATTGAACTAACTCATAAAGAATATGATAATATGATTTCTAATGTTAATGAATTAGATAGTATTGTCAGTACAGCAAGTGAAATGAATGACATATATTTATCAGACCTTAGAAAGTTGTATAGTATAAAGTGGGATTTGAGAGAATTATTAGATGCTCAATGGAATGCAGATACTTATAGATATGTCAAGAGAGGTAGTAAATAATGAAACTTAAACAAGTATTAGAAATACAAAAAGTATTAGGTAAAACTATACCTATTGACATGAACCACAAATGGGTGTATTATAGTGATAGTCGTGAAGAATGGGTGGACATTATGGAACTGGATATAATCCATGCGATTAGAATATTAAGACTGCATGTAGGAAGTGATAAATATCCACACATAGGAGATGTGCCTGATTGGGAAGAATTAAAATCATTATAGGAGATAATATGAAAGATAGCTGGAATGAATATAAATATAGATATAGAGTAGAACTATCACTAAACATTTGGTGTGATAATGATAAAGAAGCTGGAAGAGTTGCATTAGATATTTGCAACAAAGAAAGAAATAAATATGACAATAAATGTCAGATTATAAAAATATGTGAAAGTCCTTTTGGTAGATTCAAAGAGAGAGAACTTAAACTTTATTAAACAGGAGATAATATGAGCAACCAACATAATGAAAAAGCATTTGAAAAAATAATGCAGGAAGTAATATCTTTAGATGAAAAAGGAAAACTAGAGGCAGAGATACAGACTGTATGTAAAACATATGGATTAGATGATGTATTTGATAGACCTAAAATATTATTTTTTATTGCAGAGAGTAATTTACATTATGACACAGTATGAGGATAAATTAGAATGGCTATAAGAAAAACAATACAAACTATAGAGCATGTTAAAAAAGTCACATCACAAGGCACAGGAGGGCGTAGTAGAAAGATTAAAATATCTACAGCTCACATGAATAAAAATAAACGCAGAAGTTATAAAGCATATAGAGGGCAAGGAAGATGAGAGTATTAATTAAATCATATGGAGATGTGAGAATTTTTTATGATAAAATTTTTTTTTATAAAAGATATCATGTTGCGTGGAAAAATGGAACACTTGAAACCTATTCAGGTTTATGGTATAATGAAAAACAAGTAATTAAATTAGTGGAGGATAGATTGCTATGAATATATTTTATTTTAGTGAGTGTCCAATAACATCAGCGAAAGCACAACCAGATAAAATGCTAGTAAAAATGCCATTGGAAACAGCACAAATGTTATGTACAGCACATAGAATAGTAGGTAGTGAGGATTATTGTAATAAACATGACTTGTATAAAAAAGCTTATTGGAATCATCCATGTACAGTATGGGCAAGAGAATGTAGTGCTAATTATCTTTGGTTGTATGCTCACTTTTTAGCATTAGGTAATGAGTATAAGTTTAGATATGGTAGAGAACATGCAAGTATAACTAAACTAAAAATGCCTTTAGTTAGATTACCTGCTAATATTAAACTATCATATAAAAGAACGCCAGTTGCACAGGCTATGCCTCATGAGTACAAAAATGATGACCCTATCAAAGCATACAGAGATTATTGTACCCATGAGAAACACTATGCAAAATGGGATAGAGGTAGAGCTAAACCAGAATGGTGGGCAACATGAAAAATTTTTTTTATTGGGTATCAGAGTGTTGGAATTTAGTTATGGATGTAAAATATAATCCACTTAAAAATATTAATGAGCCTTCTTTACAGGCATATTTTATGTTAGTATTGTTTACAGTGTGGTCGGTATTTTTTGGATTTATTGCTACATATTATTTAGGTTGGTATGGCTACGATATTATTACAAGTATTGTAGTTCATCTTACTGTATTGATACCAATTATATTTACCAATGCAGTCTTTAAAGATGCAGAAAGGAATGGTGATAAATGGTTTTTAGCTTTTAAAGATAAGCAAAAAAAGAAAAAATTATTTAGTAGAGATAATAATATTGTTAAATGGGATTTAGATAATGAAGCATAATATGAAAGCTTTACTAACACGAGAAGAATATAAACAATTTAATACTTATGTAGATTATTTAGATATAAATCATAGCATAAGTATACCTCATACTGTTGAAACAGTCGGGGATAAATTTCTAGTAGAAATACTAGAGAATATTGATGTAAATAAATTAGATAATTTACTTGACATTGATGATGACTTGTTGTATAATGCAACACAATAACAAAGCCAAAGGAGGTAATTTATGGCAGTATTAGAAGGAAAAGCTTACTGGGCTTCAGTAACTACACCAAACACTACTTTTGAGCCTGTGTATACAGTTGATTTAGTAGTAGATGATGAAGTTGCAAATGATTTTGAAGCTCGTGGGTTTAGAATAAAAGACTTATCTATTACAGATGAGCAAGGAGCTTCAACAAATGTTGGAAGAGCTTTAACAATTAAACGAAAAGTTAATGGTCCAAATGGCATGGTCAGACAAGCACCTAAACTTTTCGACAGAGAGAAAAATCTTATGGACGAAGTCGTAGGTAATGGCTCTACTGTAAAAGTTCAATACAACGAATGGGAAACAGAAAATAAGTTTGGAACATTTAAAGGTTTAGATTTCCAAGCTATGCAAGTTCTTGATTTAATTCCTTTAAAATCTCAAGATGGAGCAGAGCTAGACCCTTATGGGGACGGCGAGGAGTTTTAATATGATTGTAACTATTAACAATGATAACGGAACATCAACATATGATGTTTCAAAAGTAGAAGACGAAAATATTAGAACTCAAGCTACCATTATTATAAATAAGGTAGGTCAACTTGAGGTTATATTAGAAGCTTTAAACTTTACCAGTACAACACACAGGGCAAATCTAGAAGCCCTCTTAAAAGATTGTCCTGAATCTCTGGTAGAAGTTGAAGAAAAAGAAGAAGTCACAGAAGAAACAACAAATTCTGAAGACTGATTCGTATCTCCAAGTGAGAGGTTAGCGTAAAAGAGGATAGCTATTAAAGTATAAATCCTGTTTGTTTGAGATTGAAGACATTAGGTTGTCAGTAGATTAGAAAGCATATGAACAACGCCTCTCCATTTTAATTTAACGAGGGTATTATGGAACAAAATAAATTTGTAAAGTATCATGTATCATGCCATGAGTGTGGCAGTTCTGATGCTGTATCAGTAAACGAAGACGGGTCAGCTAAATGTTTTAGTTGTGGCAAGTTTTATAGTAATTATGAAAATAAGGTAACATCAATGGAAAAATATAAACAACCAACTACCATTGTAAATCCACATGGAGGTATATTTGGTAAATTAGTTGATAGAAATATCACAAAAGAAACAGCAGAAAAGTATGGAGTAAAAGTTATTTATGACTCTAATGGTCAAATGGCACAGCATTTATATCCTTACTACATAAACAATGAGCAATGTGCTATAAAAACTAGGTATGTAAAAGATAAAAGATTTTCTTTTAATGGTTCTATACAAGGCTCTGGATTGTTTGGACAAAATTTATTTAAAGAGGGTGGTAAATACTTGACTATAGTTGAGGGAGAGTGTGATGCTATGGCAGGATATGAATTACTAGGTAGCAAGTGGGCAGTAGTATCAATTAAAAGAGGAGCTTTATCTGCAGTAAAAGATATAAAAGAAAGTTTAGAATATGTAGAAAGTTTTGACAATGTCGTGTTATGTTTTGACAAAGACAAGCAAGGACAGGAAGCTGCAAAGAAAGTAGCTACAATTTTAAAACCGGGAAAAGCAAAGATTGTAACATTACCTAATGGATATAAAGACCCTAATGATATGCTCAAGCAAGGTAAACATCAAGACTTTACGAGAGCTTGGTGGGACGCAAAACTTTATACTCCTAGTGGTATCATAAAAGTATCAGATAAAAAAGTATCTTACTTTGACAGACAAAAGAAAGAGAGTATAGCTTTTCCATGGGAAGGATTAAATAAAAAGTTATATGGTTTAAGACAGGGAGAACTCGTAACTCTTACTGGTGGCACAGGGTTAGGTAAGTCTAGTGTTACCAGAGAGTTAGAGCATTGGCTTATAAATCAAACAGAAGATAACGTAGGTGTGATTGCATTGGAAGAAGATTGGAAAAGAACAGTTGACGGTATACTTTCTATCGAAGCTAACGCAAGACTTTACATTGACCAAGAACGAGAAAAGTTTGACAAAGAAACTATCATGCAAATGTTTGACAAAGTATTTGAAGAAGATAGGGTATTCATTCATGCACACTTTGGCACTAACGAGATAGATGATATCTTTGCAAAGCTTAGATATCTCATAGTTGGTTGTGATTGTAAGTGGGTTGTGGTAGACCATTTACATATGCTTGTTAGTGCTGTGCATGAAGGAGATGAACGAAGAGCTATTGATTCTATTATGACTAGACTTCGTAGCTTGGTTGAAGAAACAGGAGCAGGACTAATACTTGTATCACACTTAAGAAGAGTTGACGGTAATAAAGGACATGAGAATGGTATTGAAGTATCTTTATCTCATCTTCGTGGTTCAAATAGTATTGGACAATTAAGTGATTGTGTGATAGCATTAGAAAGAAATCAACAATCAGATGATGAGCTTGAAGCAAGAACAACAAAGCTTCGTGTATTAAAATCTAGATACACAGGAGATGTAGGATTAGCCAGTTCATTAGTTTATGATAAAGACACAGGCAGATTATCAGAGGAAGATATATCAGAATTTGAGGTAGAAGAAGATGCAGTTAGTATTTGATATAGAAACAGACGGATTAAATCCTACAGTCATATGGTGTATTGTAGCCATAGATGACAAAGGTAAGTTTTATAATTATCCTGAAGATAAAATTGATGAAGGAATACAATTATTAAAAAGTGCAGACAAAATTATTGGACACAATATTATAGGATTTGATATACCTGTAATTAAAAAATTAAAAGGTGTGGATTTATATCATCATGACAAAGTTGTAGATACTTTAGTTCTATCTAGATTATTTAATCCCAACAGAGAGGGAGGACATAGCATAGCTAAATGGGGATATAAGTTAGGTATACCTAAAAAAGAATCTCCTGAATGGGACTCGTACAACGAGGATATGTTATCTTATTGTCAACGAGATGTAAGTATAAACTTTAAATTATTTAATTATTTAAAAAAAGAATCTATCGGATTTTCAAAAGAATCAATAGATTTAGAACACAAAGTTACATATTTGTTAGAAGAACAAAAACAAAATGGATTCTTATTTGATGATGAAAAAGCAATGTTACTTACATCTGAATTAAGCTCTAAATTAAAAGAAACAGAGGACAAAGTACACGAAACATTTAAGCCTATCTGGATTGATGATAAAATAATTACACCTAAATTAAAAAAAGATGGGCAACTTT